TGTCCATCCACGAAACGTCGCAGCAGGTCTACCTCTGGACCCGCCGTGACAAGACCGCCGACGCCGAGAAGGAAGCCCGACGCGCCGCCGAACAAGCCGAACGCGACGCCCGCCGGCACGCGCTCGAGGAATACGCCGCCGCATCCGCAGACAAGCGCATGGCATGGCTCCACGGCCATCTCCACGGCGTCAAACGCGACAAGCTCGTCGAAACCACGGCCCGGCTCGGACTCCTGCAGATCATCGACCCGGACCCGCAGGGCTACACGCAGGCGCTGAGCACATGGAACGACAAATGCGGTGGCGAACAATTCACCACCATCAGCGGCATCGAACCGGAACGGGCGCTCGCCGAACTCCGCTACCACCTCGACGAACCCGACTGGGCGGTCTGGGCGGTGCAAATCCTCGCCGCTCGCATCGAATGGTTCATCGACCCGACCGACTGGACCACCGCCAACGACACCAGCAGACGCATCCCCGGCTACTACCAGATCCTCCAAGACCTCGGCTACACGCCCGCCGACGACGAAACCAGCCATCTCGACCAGCTCATCGCCGCCATCACCGAAGCCGACTCCGACGAAAACGAAGAAGACGAGGAGAACAACCAATGACCAGGGAACAACTCGACAAACTCAGCCGTCTCCTCACCGACACCGCCCAGACCGCCAGCACAATCGAACTGCGAGCGCTCGCCGGTGGCAGGGCGGATGACGGCATCGTGGCGTTGGCGGCCGGGTTGAGGGCCAATTGCACTTCGTGTTTGGTGCTGGTTGACGGTCTGATGCAGGAGGGGGTGCGTTGTGAGTGAGTTTGCTGATTCGAAGCGTGCCGCTTTGGAGCGTCAGGGTTGGCATTGCCTGCGTTGCGGGACGAACATCCATGATCCGTCATGCTGGCCTGGACGCTCCGGCCATCACCGTCAACTGCGGCGGGCGGCGGATCCGGATGTGCGGCACAGTCCGGCCAACATCGTCGAGCTGTGCGGTTCGGGCACGACCGGCTGCCATGGGTGGGTTCACCAGCATGTGAAGGAGGCCGAACGCCTCGGGCTGATAGTCCCGCTCGGCATAGATCCTCTCTCCACCCCGGTGCGCGACTGGCAGGGGAGATGGCTCTGGCTCAACCAGGACGGCACGGCCACGCCATTGACCATGCGCGAAACATTGACAATTCAAACGGAAGGAATGACAAATGCACGAGAATAACGGCAAACCGGAGGCGCTGCTGTGGATCGACTTTGAGACCACAGGCGTGGACAGGCGCAAAAGCCTGCCATTGGAGATCGGTATGGAATGTACCGACATGCTGGGCGAACAAAAGTTCGAATCATTGTCCCGCATCATCCGCCCGGACAGACTCGACCTCCTGTCCATGAGCCCCGTCGCCTTCTCCATGCACACCGACAACGGCCTGCTGTTCGAACTCATGGGAGGCTCCGTGCGCAATGACAGCATGGTCGTCGTGGCCAACGCCGTGGAGGAATTCCTTGACTCGCTCTCCCAGCGCTTCTCCCTCGTCCCCGCGGGGACCAACGTGGACTTCGACCTTGACTTCCTCCGCCGACTCAACCTCAACCCTGACGCGTGGCTCACCTACCGCAAATACGACATGGCCACCATCCGCCGACTCGTCACCGTGCTCGGCGCCCCGGATCCATACCAGGGCGACAGCGGCCCGCACCGGGTGAAATCCTGCATCGCACGCGACATCAAAGACTACAAGGCCATGCTCGAGACACTCGCCGTCAAGACGGGAGACCACAAGTGAGAAAGACCATCAGCCACCTCGCCGACCGGCTCGGAGACGCCATGGCCACGCTGTTCACCCTCCTCGCGCTGCTGCTCATCCCGCACGCCGTCATCAGGGCGATCATCGGACAGGCGCTCCACCAGTGGACACCAATCACGTGGCTCGCCATCCACACCGCACTGACCATCGCGGCGCTCGCCACCAGCCTCGCCAGCTATGCGATCGCCGCACTGCTCGCACCGCCAAGACCGGAGACCTACCAATGACCGAAGACCAGCAAGACCAGCTCGTCATCAGCCTCGACACGCAATACGCCGTCGCGCACGCCATCTACAACCGATTCCACGCCAACGGCCACCGCAAACACCTCACGTGGGAAAACCTCGACGACGACGGCCGCGAACCATGGCGCCTGATAGCCAAGGACGCGATCACCGAGATGCTGGCCAGCCCGGAGATCGGAGGAACGGCATGAGCCACACCGCGATAATCCTCCTGGCGCTCGCCTTCCTGATCGGCTGGATGGGTGGCCGGGAATGAGCATCATCGTCCCATTGCACAAGTGGCGGTCGGCCGATCCGGTCATCCTGATCGGCCGCCGCTGCATCGCCCAAACAGACCAGGACGTCATCATCGGCGGCCGGCTCGAACTCATCCGGCATCCGGACGGCATCGCCAGCCTCCGCTTCCAGGGCATCGGGAAAGACATCATCGCCCACGATCCGAACACATGTTCCAACAGCATGAGCGCTGGCATACGAAGCCTCGCCATCTACGGAAAGGAATGAAATGCACACCGTCAGAATCGCCACCAACCCACGCAAATGGCGCAGACCTGCGCCCTGCCCGGCATGCCGCAAGTCCCGGCCGCTCATCCTGACCCTCGGCGCCATCTACAAACTCCGCACACGCAAACCGGTCAACACTATCTACGGCTGCATCTGCCCCAACTGTCGGCACAAATGCATCCTCCACGTCGACGGCAGAAGCCTCAAAAAAGCCATCCGCCTCTGGAACCACCACGCCAGCCATCAAAGGAACGAACAATGAGAAACACCATCTGCGCCACACTTACCGCCATCACCCTCACCCTCTGCACCGCGCTCGCAGGATGCGGAAGCGCGTCGGAGCCTTCCACGCCAGCGCATGCGGTCAGGTCCGTCGACTCGCAGTGCTCCGCCGGGGCCGACGTATTCACGGAATGCGTCATCACCCTGACCGACACGAGGAAAGTGGACTGCGTCGTCTACTCGGGCTACAAGCAGGGCGGCCTGTCATGCGACTGGAGCCATGTGAGCGTAGTGGGCAAGGAGCCGGCAAGATGAGCTACAACGTCGTCACCCAGGAAGGCGTCAGAACGTTCGAGAACATCGACGATGCCGGCGACTACGCGCAGGCCATGTCCTTGAGGACTGGCGAGCCGGCCAAGGTGTTCCATGCCGAGACCGGACTCGTCGCATTCACCGTCCGCCCAACCACGAAGGACACGAAATGAGAATCAATTTCAACAGCAAGGATGGCGTTTTCGCCATCAAAGCCGAAAACGAAGAGGAAAAAACCCAGCTCAAAACGTCGGCGGCCGCCATCTGCAATCTCATCATCGATTTTTTCGACGGTGAAATCCAAGAAATGAAGGCGGCGAAGGAATGAAACGCATCACACTCAAGGACACAAAATGAGCAATCGAAGTTATTTGGTGCCAAGGCCGCCAGCGTTCGACCATGAGCATCCCAGACCGAAGGAGGAAGGCGAGGTGCTGTACTGCGGAAATTGCCAAAAATGGTACGTATCATGGTTTCCCCTCACCGAAGTCAAAACCATATGGGGCCGCCGCCCCGAATGGTGGATACGCATCTTCCACCGCAAACCATACGAGACGATCATCCAGCAAATACGAAGGGAAACGAAATGAAAATGAAGAAAACCCTCATGGACATGATCATCAAATGGCATCAGGCCGGATACAGCCTCGACGAAATCACGCCACTGGTTCCACAAGTACCCAAAGAGGAAATCAAAGCAATCATCCAACAACACCACGAATAACAAAAACCCGACCTTCCGGCCGGGCTCCTGACACCATCAGAAGACTACCACGCCGGAGGGAATCGAACAAATGAACGAACAAAACAACGAATCCCAACCAACCACCACCAACACCACAACAAACACCAGCCAAACAACACCAGCGCTCGCCGGTGTGTGCCTCGTCTGCGGCGGAGGATGCGCTGTCGGCGACACCATGTGCGCGAGATGCGATGGGCTGATGCGCGGCTGGCTGCGGGAATATCCATCATGGTTGGATTCGCTGCATGAGTTCCTGGACTCGACCGCGCATTACGGAGGCCGTCAGCCTGGACGCGTCAACCTTCCAGCCGCGCCGACGCCAATCCGATTGCCGGTGCTCGACCACATGCAGGACATCGAGGATGCCGCGATCGCACTCTGGCGCCGGTTGTATGCTCCGCCTGCCATGCCTTGGGCTACCTGTGGCGTGCATCCGCCGCTGGTGGACATGCTGCGTGTCTGCGCCGGCAGTCCTCGACTGCGCCGCATGCCTGATATCGCCGACTTCTACCATGAGTGGGAGTCGATGGTTCGAAAGACGCTGGACATCATCGACGTGCCGCCTGCGAAACATGGCATCGGAAGATGCCCGAACCCGCTGTGCGGAGTCGAATTGACAGCGGCGGTCGGCGCGGTAAGCGTTGCATGTCCCGTGTGCGGCAACACTTATCGCGTGGTCGATGTGCGATTGGGTTTCCTGCGGGAGTGCATCGAATCGGGCAGGGCGTTCACGGCGGGGGAGTGTGCTGAGCTGCTGCGCGAATGCGGGTTCCAGTGCAATGCGAATACGATTCGCTCGTGGCGTAAGCGTGGCAGGCTTCAGCCGGCCGGTGAGAACGATAAGGGACGGCCATTGTACAGGCTTTCGGACGTGCATCGGCAGGTGCTGCGCCGCGATTCGATTTGACAAAATCGAAAGTGCAACGCAGAATTGTCAGTGGATTAGAGGGTTCAAACCGAGGTGACTTGGTTTGAACCCTTTTCATATCCGCTATGGATTCTCCTAACTCCCTGGGTTGCAGTCCCGTCCTGTCCGAACGGCATATCGGACACGCTCCGCCCACTCCCGTCAGAGTGGACATACCCCAATGTGGCAGGCAAGCCAATCCCGTGCTTCCGTGATGCGGTGATGCTCAAATCCGCCTGCCGGTATGCCTTCGTAGGAATCAGTGGTAGATCGTACCGGCCGCGAGTCTTTATTGGATTCTCTTCCTTGTGGCCGCGTGTGGACGCGGGTTCGAATCCCGCCGAAGGCACCCATGAAACAAACCCGGGGTAGGGGTATTCGCAGATGATGGGGGACACGGGAGTGTCCATATACGGGAGCCCCTATACCGGCATTCCAGCAAGCCAACGGCGAAGATAATCATTGATGCATCCATGACACCCCGGGGCTCATACATGTGGGGAGGCCACATGAGCAAGCGGCGTAACGAGCGTGTCAGCAACGGCTGGCGGCGCAGACAGCTCAGGGCAAGAGTGCTGGCCGCATACGACGTGTGTGCCATCTGTGGCAAGCCAGTCGACAAGACATTGAAGACACCACATCCGATGAGCGCCGAAGTCGACGAGCTCGTACCGGTCTCACGTGGCGGCGATCCATACAGCTTCACTAACTGCAGGCTCACGCACCGCAGATGCAACAGGCTCAAGAGCGACAAGACAGACGAACACGCACGAGCGCTGCTGGCCGGCAAGCAGACCATCAAACCAAGTTCGATGCCGTTCAGAACGTTCGGCATCTGACCCGATACCAGGGCAGGGTACCCCGGTCATACCCCCTTGGGGTAGCCTCGGGTGCAGTGCCGATATTTCTCTTGAAATTTAAGCGTAACGAATTGTGTTACGCATACGTTGAATGAAAGGC